AGCCGCGACGACCTTCAAACTCCGCTCGCCGCTGTGAACCTTCGTCGTATCCTTGCTGATCGTCGCCCCGTTGTACGAGGACCACTGCGAGAGACCGTCCTCTTGGACGTTCCCGTCAAGCACGTGGTTCGGGTCCTCGATCTGTGTCCGCTCCCCATCGCACTCCCAGACCTGATCCCAGCCCGCCACCTTGAGGAAGTTGTAGAGGATGGCGTTCCCCTGCATGTGGTTGCCGTTGGCGATGTAGTTCTGCGGGTCTGTCAGCGGTACGTCCCGTACCCAGTGCTTCGTCGCCATCTCTGCCCCTACAGTAGGACCGGAAGTTGGTCGTCTGGACCGTTACGCGGCACGGCCACCCCGGTGTAGGTGTGAAGCCATGCCCCCGCCGCGTCGAGCGGCCTCAATCTCTCGTACCCCTCATACGTGTGAGCGAGGATCGGAATCCGCCCTCGCACGCACGCTCCGACCGTTCCGGTGTTCGCCAAGCACACCCAAGGAGATCGCAGAAGCGCGTTCCCGTTGTTGGACAGCCTCGAATTGAAATACGCGAAGTAATTGGCGGCAATCGAGACAGACCAATCCTTCTTCGGGTAGGTCGGGTAGGCCAGGATGTCCGCGTCCGCGCCGTCCAGCATCCGCATGGTGTAGTCTCCCAGCCGAATGCCGGTCCCGAAGGCGGCGAGGATGAAATTCGGGTCCGTGTCCGCCGCGTCCGCATCGATCAGACCACCCCACATCAGGAACTTGAAAGCCGTGTCCTCCGAGGACCACCAGATGAGAGCGTTCTCGTCCGACGCGACCATGTGCATCATGTGTTGGAGCGCGTCTCGCTCATTGGTGGTGATTGCAGTGGTCTCCGTGGCCAGCGGTACCTGCCCCTTCGGCCGGACGTAGAAACTTTGAACGGTGAACCCGGTGTGCTCTAGCCGAGCTTGCATGTTGTTCGGAGCCGGAGCGTTCATGAGGCACTGAGCCGTCACCGCCGTCAGAGCCGAGGTCAGGTTGACCACCCGGCCCGTGATGCCGCTCTCCAGCGTCCAGTTGAACGGGGTGAAGCCCTTGAAGTCCACCTCGATGTTGTTCGCGTCGATGTACTTGGTGATGCGCCAGATCGACCTGTTCTGATCGTTCGTGGCGAGCAGGGTGATGGTGTCTCCGACCATCGCCGAGGTGAACGGGCTGGACGAGGATGTGATGACTCTTGGGCTGAGCGGGTCCACCTGGAGGTCGGTCGGGGCAGCAATGAGGTTCGGCGAGCCAGGGTCCGGCCATGCCGGGTCCCCGTCGTTGGACGCCTCCGTCCACTTGGCGAGCAGCAGTAGCTCCCGGAGGTAGATGAGAAGGGCACTTCCGCCGTTCGGGTAGACGACATCCGGGATGTGGAGATTTCTGACTCGGATCGTCATCGGCTATCCCCTCACGTCGATCCCGCCGCCACCGACGAACAGGGTGTCCGCGACCGTCCCCGTCATGAACGCCCGCATCTCGTACATCCGAGGCGAGTTGGCGACCTGTCCGGCCGCTGGGCTAGCCCCGATCGTGAGGGCCTGCTCCTCGTACTGTGGGCCGCCAGACGCCGAGGTCGAGAGCGTCGCGATGAGGGTGAGCGCTGTCGGGGGTCCGGCTGCCGGCCCGGTGTCATAGAGCCGCAGTTGGCCAGTTCCCACGCCAGCGAGCGTTGGCGTGAGCATCCCGAAAGCGTAGACGGTCCCAGAGTCCGCCCTGGACCCATCGAACATCCCTTGACCGACGACCTCCTCGACCGGAACCGGGGCCAGCGTATAGAGGTAGGGCTCCGCGATGTCCGCCTGCCAGTCCTTCCCTCCGACTCCGATGTTCCGGACGGTGAGCCCGGACATGGAATCTCCGTCCCCCATCGACGTCCCGTTCCGCCAGTAGATGCTGTCCCCGACTCGCGCCGCGAGTAGGTAGGCGAGGTCCGTCTGCGGAACCTGGTTCTCGACCTGCGCCTCGACCGTCCTGTTCAGGGTCGGCGCCCGGACGAGCGAGACGAAGAGAACCTGGCCGTCCTCGATGGTTACCGAGCCAGCCGCCATCGAAAGCAAGAACCCGCTGATCGGCGAGATGATCTGAATCGGGGCCGACCACGTGAGGGTCGATCCCGTCGCGCTCCATGTGATCGTCCCTCCTCCAAAGAGGATGAGCTGACGATCCTCCCGAGACGCATACCCCGAGGCATCGAGCGCCTTGGCGAAGTTTTCGAGAGCGATGTACCACGGGTCCTGGTTCTCGTTCGGGAAGGGCCAGTTCATCCGGGGCGTGTTGGACATCTACCTGCCCTCCAGCTTGTCGGTCTGCGCCCGAGCGCTCTCCTCGTGCGTCGAGCCCCAGTACGCTTCCTCGCCTCGGAGCATGGCCGTCGGCCAGCCGGCCAGCCCCATCATGAGGTAGCCGGTGAACCAGAGCGATAGGAACACCACCGTGCCAGCAACCGGGTGCCCAAGAGACCACAGCACGATGCCGGCCGTGAGCCCCTCCACGAGCCCGCGAACCATCGCGACCTCGGCCTGCTCCACGTGGACGTGCTCGTGCGTCTTCGTGCGCTCGCCCGCGTAGGGGCCATAGAAGATGGCATGGCCGAGAGTGGTTCCTCCCCACGGCCTAGTAGGCTGCCCCTCTCTCCCCTTCCGGAGGTACCAGCCCTTCGGGAAGACACCGGGCGTCACGGGAAACGAGTTCTCCCGGATGCGGCAGGTCAGGCACGGACCGCCGCCTCCCCCCTTCTCGCGGTCGTAGGGCTCGGGAGTTTCCCAACGGAGGTCTTCACCCCACAAGACCCGAATGAGCAAGACGATCGGCCACGCCACAAGGAGGTCCCATGGCAGGCAGATCGCGTAGAGAATCCAGTGTGTCCACTTCATCGTGGCCCTCATGCTGCGACCAATTGTCGCACTAGGTCAACACCGTGACCCCAGCTATCACCTTGAACGGAGAGGGCAGGATGACCGGGCCGCGTGTTCCGCTCGCCAGCACCACCCACACATCGAAGATGTACTCGCCCGCGTCCATCGTCTGCGTGTCCGACGGGAGCAACTTGATCTCGGCGATCCCTTCGAGTGGGTGCGTGATGTCGATCTGCGTCGGGCCGCCGTTCGTGTCCTTCTGTATGAGAGGCGTCGGGTCCGACAGGTCGCACTTCACCGAGAAGACGATACGAGCCCCGGTGAGGTCCACCGCGTGCTCCTCCCCGTCCACGACCTCCAGCTCATAGGTCTTGGAGGCCCCTCGGTAGATTTCGATCAGGTTCTCCGGCCCTTGGATGCTCGTCGTGCCCGCCATTATCACACCTCACACCACATCAACACACCTCTTCGAGGCGCCCGAGGAGGGTCCCTTGGTCCTGTAGCGCGGCCCGGAGCCCGGCCTCAACCCGCAGATGGCCTCCCAAGGCCCCTGAGACGTCCAGAGAGGCCCTCAGAGGCTCCGAGAGTACCAGGCGCCCCTCCAGGGCGTCCACGGCCGTCAGGCGGCCTCTGAGGCGCTCTACGATGACAGCCTCCAAGACGGTAGGCGACGTGTCGATGTAGAAGACCTGCACCACGTCCGGGGTGATCTTGGTCACCCTCGGAGGCTCCTTCAGGGTGACCTCTCCAGTCGCGGGGTCTGACTCGACCCATCCGTCCGGATAGTCGGCCCGGAGCAGGAGCCCGTTGAGAAAGACCGCAGTGGTCCCCGGCTTGTAGGGCTGGGAGACGTTGAAGACGACGTTCACGCCGTCGATCGCTCCCGTAGGCACCTCGAAGTGGGGAAGCGGCATGGAACCCCTTATACCTCAAGTTTGATGGACGTGTCTACGAGATCGGCGTGAAGAAGACCTGTACCGTGTCTCCGATTCGAGGGGCCTCGTGTAGCTGGAGTTTCTTCCCGCCCATCTCCGTCCACCCGTCGGCCCCGTACTTCACGAGCAGGAGCCCATTCAGCCACACCCGAGGTGTCCCCGGGGTGTAGTCCACGCTCACGTAGAAGATGCGATTGGACCCGTCGATGGCCCCAGAAGGTATCTCGAAGAGAGGGAAGGTCATTCGTCCTGCTCCACCGGCTCGAACCCGAACCGGCGGCAGCGTGGCCACTCCTCTTGAGCGATGGTCCGCTTGATCGTGCGAACCGCCCTATCTGAGAGACCGGAGCAGTACGTCTCCGTCGTCTCGTGGCCGTTCGATGCCTTCACGGCATTGGTGAGCCTTTTCACGTCCTGTCGGACCGGAGCCACGTCTGCGACCTTGCTCACTCGCTCCACCTGCTCCTCCAGCCGCTTGTAGCTCTCCTCTCGCTGTTCTTGCTCGTTCTTGACGCTGGTGTTGAGGGCCGACAAGAACCAGATGAGCGAGCCGACCGTCGAGAGCACGAAGATGACCACCCCGATGAGGCTCAGAACGAAGTTCCGGCGTGCGGTCGAAAACTTCTCGATCTTCCCATCGACCGCTTCGAGGTCCGTTTTCGTGTTGTCCAGCCGCTCACGGGTCTTGATCCCTTCCTGGACATCCTTCTCGACCTTCTGCCGTGTCTCCAGGCTCGTCTCTTGGAGGGAAGCAATGACGGCGACCTGAGCGCAGTCGTGCCCCCGGTCCTCCACTTTCCCAACCCGACGGTCCATGTTGTCCATCTGCGTGCCGAGCTTGGTGTGGACGATCTCGACCTTCTGAAGGGCCTCCCTGGACGCCTCCTTCGCAGCCTTGACGTCCGCCTTGATTTCAGGAATCTGCTTGACGTACTCGGCTTGGTTGTTCGTAGCTCGCACGATTCCACGAACCGCCTTCGAGATGTGACCGATCTCCCTCCAGGCGATCTCCTCCCTGTTCACGACGGGGGTTCCCTCCCCTTCAGAGAACATATCCGAGTCTGGGACCTTCAGGTCGGACGGAGGAGGAGTCACAGTCAGCCTCTTGCGCCTGTCAAGATCGACATCCGGTACCGGACTTTCTCGGGGGTCTTTCGCCATCGCCGCATTCGCTCCCTCACTCCCCCTGCCCGACAACAGTGAAGTCCTCGGAGGCCGCACAGAACTGTTCCAGCGCTCCCGGTGTTACAAACTCCGGGTCCAAGGACTCCCCGTTCGATACACCCATTGCAAAGAGGGGCTTCACCGCGCGCTCTGTGTCGAACACTCCGGCCCTCTTCATGATCGTGCTTACGAACTCAGAGCACGACATCTTGGACCGATTCCGAGTGACGATCTTCGTGAGCCACTCCCGAGCGAAGACCCGGCTCAGGAGCAAGAGAAGCCCGTTCCACAGGACCGACCGATAGTCATAGGCCGCTCCAACATGACCGCGCGACGCGCGAAGGCCCGGGATGAGGTCGAGCCGGCAGTCGTACACCTTGCGCTTGGACTGCTCCGCGTGGACCGTCTCCAACGGCACCTTCACAACACCGGACGGCCCGGCATGGGCCGCCCACTCCCCTCCCCATGCCTCGGACTCGTACTCCACCCAGACATGCGACCACGGGCTTCGCGTCACCCATCGGATGAGGCGTGAGTGGAGTTTGTTCGAGGTGCCGAAGCCGATCCGTGTCATCTGAACTCCAACAGCGACACGGCGGTGAACTTGACCGAGAACGAGGAGGCCCCGTTCAACTGCCCCTCCAGCGTGTAGGAGTGCGTTCCAACGGTCGGGGCCGTCGTGGAGTACCATTGCATCTTGGTCCAGACGCCGCCGCTGTCCGGGACCTCGAACTGGCCAGAGTCCACCCCGTCCTCACAGATGCGGAGCTTCGCCCCCGAGCCTTGCGTCTTGTATTCCCCGACGATGCGACCCTTGCACGCGGCCACGTTCGGCGTGAAGAAGCTAGGCGTCGTGACTGCTCCCCCGATCTCCTCCCACTCCCCACCGGGTGCCGTCACCTCGACAGGCTGCCCCACGAGGCTGGACGAAGCGTGGAAGACCACCTCGATCGGGGGAACACCTTGGTGCGCCGCCACAACAGCGTCGAGCGCCGTCTGCTCGTCTTGCGAGAGATCGGTAGGGAAGTGGAAGCTGACAGCCGTGAGCCCGGTCTCGGTGTCCTCCGAAGCGTGGATGTAGCTGAGCGCCGTCGTGATGCCCTCGTTGGCGGCAATCTCCGCCTTCAGGGAGTCCTCGTTGAACACGTCGTTCGGGAAGTCCGTGTTGACGTAGCCGTACTCGCTCATGCGATCCTCCAGAACAGAAGCCTGGCGCGACGGATGTAGGCCGTCCCGCCACCTTGCTGCCGGTAGTCGAGGTCGATCGTGTAGCTTCCGGCCGACAGGTCCGTCACAGCGAATCCCCCCGAGTCCTCGAACAGGTTGTAGGGCCAGATGGAGTAGCCGATCTCGGTCATGTCGTTGACCTCGACCCGCATCTCGGAGCGCTCTGTCGCGTCGTTGTTGGAGTGACGTAGCTCGCAGTACCACTGGACGATGTACGTTCCGTCCGGAATGTCCGTCAGCGTGAGCCGGAGTTTTTGCTCCCACACGTCGCTCGTCGTGCTGTCCTGCCCCTCAGCCGTGCTCTTTTTGATCGTCTTGTCGATCCCAGCCGCAAGGAGAACGCGCTCGTCGGTGATGGAGACGATGGCCCCGTTGTCACACCGCACCTTGGCGAGCCGGATGTGCGTCGTCGTAGGGAAGCCGGTGGTGTTGATGTTGAGGCTCCCATCGAAGTCGAGGAAGACGTAGTTCCACGAGTCGTCAGAGAGCGCTTGGTCGATGGCACCGTCGTAGGTCTGCCGGACGCCATCCAACTCGTAGTTGAACCGCAAGATCGCGACCGAGAGGTCGCCATCTCGGCGGACAAGCCCCGGCTCCAAGACGGCGATGGTGCTGACAGTGGTTCCTTCTGCGAGATTGACTGGCATGTCACACCTTCATCCCGGTGAAACGAGCCTTCATGTAGAAGATCGTCGTGCTATCGAGGTCGTCTCTGACCGTGATGCGAAACTGATCACTGGTGCCCGCCTTCAGAACCGGCTTCCCGCCGAACCCTAGCTGCACCACGAGAATGTCCCTGTTCCAATCGGCCCCTTCGGAGTGACCAGACAGGCCAGACAACAGGAAAAACTCTTCCGTCTCTTTCACATTTCCGATCTCTGTGATCGTCCCATCGTCGTGAACCATCTCGAACAGGAGCCCATTGGCAAGAGGAGTGAGCGAGAAGAAGTACCCGCCGAACTTCAAGGCTGTCACCGAGGCCACGAGACGGACCTCGTAGACCTCGATGTCATCGGTCGGGTCGGCATCGAACGAGAAGACCACCGGAGTGACCGAGCCATTCACGCTCATGTCGGCGCTGTCGCCGCTGTCCTCCAAGAAGCCCGTGACCATGCGAGCGAAGTCCGGAGGGACGTTGGCCGGGTATGCGTACACGCTTGTTGGCACGTCGTCCTCCTACCCGAGCAGGTTGCCTCTCACGAAGGCTCTGAAGTAGACGCCGGCCGAGTCGATGTCGTCCCGAACGGTGATGCTCACCTTGTCGGCAGAGCCTCCTTCGAGCTTCAGACCACCCCCGACGAGCCACGTCGAGGCCATGAGATCCTTGCTCGACACGACCCACTCAAAGCCGCCTGGAGAGGCGAAGTTTACGAAGTCCTCGTTCTGCTTCAGGACGGCCACGGTCCCGGTCACGCCGCCGGCCGTGACCTCGACCAAGAGACCGTTCGTGAGCGGCCCGGATGTCGCTCCGAAGTAGCTGGTTCCGAAGGTGATGCTGTTCGACGCCAGAACGAACTTGATCTCCTGCAACGAGATGTCATAGGTCAAATCGGCGTCGTAGGTGAAGACGATCGGCGTCACGCTCCCATCGACGAGCAGGCTCGGGGAGGTTCCTGGCTCCCTCACAAAGTCGTTCCGGATGGCCGTGGCTGTCGATGCGACCGCGCCAAGAGCAACGGTCTCTCCCTCTGGCGTATAGAGCGTCGCCTTCAGGCGCCCACGCTCAGACTCGGTGTCGAGAGCGTCAAGGTGGACAAGGCCGCTCGCTCCTCTCGCGATCTTCGCGTCGGTCTGGAAGCGGTACAGGCTGCCGTCGAGCACGATCCCCACGGGGTGCCCGCTGTCGTCCACGACTCGGACGTCCACCCCGGGCGCGCTGGGGTGGGCCGGGTCTCGAACCAGAGCGACGCTGAGAGCTTGCCGATCTGCGTCGATAGCCACACTCGTCGGATGCGCTGCCGGGGTGGCTCCCTTCGCCTTTGTCTGAAGCTGGGCCTCGGCCTGGAGGCGATAGACCACGCCATCGGAGAGGACCCCTACCGGGTTCCCGCTCGCGTCGTAGAGGATTGCCGCTGGCGATAGGCCCATCAGGTCACCGTGATCGTTCTCGTCCTAGAGGTCTCGAAAGGCCCCGAGTACGAGATTGCATCAGAGACGGTCGCAAGTACAGTCGAGCCGTCCGTGTCGTACACCTTCCACTCGTCCGTCGTCGGGAGCGGACCTGTCCACGTCACCGTCCTTTCAACGATCTTCTTCAACTTCGAGGAGGACTCCCACCAGATCATGGAGGTCGGGAACGGGTTTCCGGAGGGAAGCGTCTCCTTGTAGGCACCCGAGGCGAACCCACCGGCCGGACCTTCCTCGATGAAGTGGATGAGTTGTCGCAGAACCCGGTGCTGCGACTCGGAGAGTCCGGACCCAGACGGCTTCGCCCATGTCCATGGAGAGGATGCCGCCTCTTGCTGGTAGACGGACACCTCGTCCTTGACGAATACCTGCGTGCCCAGCTTCGGGGTGGTGAAGACCCACGCGGAGCCGTCCCACTGAGCAATCTCCCCTGCGTGCCCAGTGAAGTCGCCTGTGGGCGATCCTCCCACGATGACGCGGTAGCCTGTCGTTGGGCTTCCTGGAGGTGTATCGACGCCCCGATCGTCTACAGGGGGCTGAGAGTAGGCGGCTCGACCCTGCCCGATGGCCTGGACGACCCCATCTTCGAGGATGACGAGACCCTTATCCTGAACGTACTGCTGACGGAGAGACTCGGCCGGGTCCGAGGACTGCTCCTCCCAGATGACCGCCTCGTCGATGCGTGGCCCGTCGTAGGCATCTGGGGTCCTGCCCATCCTACCCCTTCTTCGAGGCCGGCTTCTTCTTCGGGACCGGCTTCTTCTTCGGCCTCCCCTTGGGAGCTTTCGCCGCCGTCTTCTTCGTTTCCGGCTTCGGCTCCTCTGGAGGCGTGGAAGTAGCTTCTGGCGGAGGGGTCTCCTCTGCCTTCGCTGCCTCTGCCGCCGCCTCATCCTCCCGTTGATGCTTCAACGACAGGGGCGCCTCTGGTCTCTGCACGTCCTCCACCGTGATCTCGCCCGACTCGATCTGCCGTTGTAGCTCCTCCAGCTTCGAGACCTCGGACTTCGCCATCCCCTGCACCAGGGCCTCGGCCGCCTCCAGGCCCTTGACACGTCCCACCGCGTCCATCCGAGCCACTTCCGCCGTCGTCGCGAGGTTGTCGATGACGCCGATGGCTCGACGGTTCCACCGCTTGACGAAGATCTCGATCTGCTTCGGGTCCTTCAACATGTCCGGGGTGAGTTCGCCGTCTTCGAGCGCCTTGTCCAGTTGCAGGCCAAGAGCCCCCACACGCTGTGCCGCGAGTTTGAGAGCGTCCCTGGCGCCCTCTTGGCGAAGCTGGTCCTCCTTGGCTGCCTTCGCCATCCCGGCGTACTGCGAGCCGAGAGACTTCGCCATGTCGATCTTCATCATGGACTTGCTCACATTCATCCTAGCACCTCACCTTTCGTCCGATTTATGGAGAGCGAAAACTACGGGGTCCAGGCGATCATCGTGATGACGTCGGGCCTCGTGCCGCCACGGTACCGGAGGTCGTACTCGGCGTAGAAGCAGCCGTACTGCTGATCCGGGGTGGCCGTTGCCGACGGGTAGACGTCGTGGTTGGCCGCAGCGTCCGCTCCGTTCCGCTGGAGGAGGCCGTTGATGTAGATGTCCACGTCCGAGACGAACGACAGAGGGGACCTGTAGTCGCAGAGATCGGCCGAGATGTTCGCCGTGCCTGGACCGTTCGGACCCTCGATCAGCGTGTTGGCCGGGATGTCGGCCACGCTCACCTGCGCCACGGCCTTGCAGCGCGTCACGCCCGACCCTGACGCCTGCACGATGGCGTTGAGCAGCGAGACCTCACCGAACTCGACCTCGAAGGCGTCCCACTCGGCCGTCGTCTCCGAGAGTTTGATGCCGTCCGTCTGCGCCCACGTCGAGCCGACCTGGTTCCCGTCGTCCAGGAACATCTCTCCGGCCGCTTGAAGGTGCAGGTTGTCCGAGCCGGTCGTCTCGATGTGCCCGGCCGTGACACCGATGTCGATCTCGGTCCCGGCCGTGTCCACCTTCAACTCGTGCGCGAAGTCGCTCGACTGCGCGTCGTTGTCGAAGAGGTCGACGTCCGTTCCAAACTCGATCTCGGAGGTGCCTCCAGCCGACCCCTCGATGACACGGAACAGGATGGCTTCGAGGTCGTCCCGGATGGTCCAGATGAGCCCGGCCCCTTCCAGGTCGAGAGTCGCGTTCGTCGTGAGGTCGACCGGGGTCGTGCCCTGGTTGTTGTAGACGGTCTGCCGTGTCGGGCTCCCAGCGCCAGCGTCGATGAAGTCGGTGTCGGAGAGCCAGGCGTGTTCGGGGATGTCCTCGAAGGCGTACCGCTCGACCGGGCTGTAGTCGATGGTCTTGCCGTCCATCGTGCCCGCCACCGCAAGCTCCAGGTCGTCGTTCGTCGCGTTGTGCACGACGAATGAGATCTGCAACCTGTTGGGTGTAGAGATGCTCGCCGTGTGCCCGTCGGTGTTGCTCTCGGACTGGAGGAGGCCGTGAACCTCGCGACCCGACCCATCCACGATGATGTCGCCAGTCGCACCGTCAGCGATCTTGCAAAGGTTCTTTGGCGTGAGGGCATCACCGCCGGTCACCTCTGTGAGCGTGGCCGTGTTGAAGCTCGCCTCATAGGCCGCGACAGTGCCCCGAGTCGTCACCGAGCCTACCGCGATCGTCGTGTTCCCGGGAAGCTCCCCAGCCGCATCGAGGACCACGTGCTGGGCATTGGTCGCGATCGGGCCGATGCTGGCACCGACGACCTGGCGCCGACGCAGAATCCGCTTCCGCTCGTTGGCGTGGAGGTCGGTGTTCAGGTCATTGATCCCCCGCTTGGTGCCCGCGTCGAGCGCCGAAGGGGTGACCAGATCGTCGTACCAGTTCCCCGTCTGCACGTTCAAGAAGTTGTGCAACTGCGAGCGGATGCTGTTGAAGTCGTCCTCGGCGTGAGCCGTATTCGTCTCGAAGTTGGCCAGAGAGGGAGCGATGGAGTCGTCGTAGGTTTCCGACGGCTGGACCTGCTCCTCTTGCCGGACAGCGGTGCGAGTCATGCTCCCATCCTCCTGGTCCCCCGTTAGGGTGTCAAACTCGCCTCAGTGTACCACCACGAAATGGGAAGACGCTAGTAGATCGCCCAGGATTCTCCCACGATCCCGCAGCTATGTGGTATACGCCTCGGTCGTGACGGTGATGGTGCCTCGCGTGATCACCTCGCTGTCGGAGACGATAAGGTTGCCATCGGCGTCGAGGTTGGAGATGGAGGTAACGCCCCCGGTCCCAACATGCCCGTCGATGCGAGCGTTCACGAACGCTACCCCCTCGATTGCCAGAATCACGTCGTCCAAATCCGACTCGTAGAGGTCCACGCCGAACTGCCTATCCCTGAGCACGCCCTCGATCGCGGCCTCCACTGCCGTTTTGATCACGGCCTCCGAGTACCCATTGAAGACCCCTACCCGAGCACGGACGACCGCCGGGATGAGGAAGTTTTCACCTGACGTGACAGCGATCGTCTGGGTGACCTCCTTCCTGGCATCCAAGAAATTCTGAAGCGAGTCGATCAGACCGATAGAGGGCGCCGTGTAGAACCCTCCCGCGTCCCGCGTGAGAATCGGTATGGTCACGAGGTTGGCCTTGCAGTCCGACGCGAGCACCCTATCCAGGTGCGCGTTGATCTCGTCGATAGAAGTCGCCACGAGGGCCACGAGGTCCGCGTTCTCCGTGTCGATGTCATCGACCTCGGCCCGTATGGTGAGTCCTTGGATCACGAGAACAGCCACATCATCTGCCATAGTTTTCAGGAGCGTCCCGGTCGTCACCGCGTCGGTCCCGATCGTCTCGACCGCCGTGAGGGTATCCCCCATATAGCCGACGATGTTATCCGCCGCCGTCTGAATCGAGGAGGCCGCTCCGTCGATGTTGGTCGCCTCGGTGTTGATGAGGTTGAACCACGCATCCTTGCCCGCTGCCGTGGCCTCCGCCAGACCCGAGGTCACGTAGCTCGCGATGTCGGCAGCATCGACGGTGATCTCACCCACCTTGTTCTTGATCGTCCTTGCCTGACCTCGCGCCGATGTGGCCGCCGTCTCGATATCCGAGACCTCGGAGGCGATGTCAACGCCGGTACTCGCGAGCGACACCAGTGAGGCGTCGGCCGCGTCAAGCGCCGTCGTTATGTTGTCGGTGGCCGTCGTGAGCGCGGCATTCAGGGCCGTGATGCCGTCAAGGATGTCCGTCAGGTAGTTCTGGACCGTGAGGTCACCTCCCGACGACCTGGAGGAGATTGCTTTCGCGACAGCCACACGCCCGAACAGTGGGTCCGCGTAGGAGCCGGCCAACCCGGCATAGTCTTCCCCAGTGACAGCCTTTCCGGCCGACTTCCATACCTGCGGAGCGAACGCTTTGGCACTCGCCAGCGTCTCTCTGTCGTCCCCTCCAGACGACCCCTCTGGGTTGTTGATCGAGAGCGGGATCTCCGTGAAGGCGACGACGAGGCTCGTCGTCTCCTCTTGGATCGATCCGGAAGACACCTGCCCAGCTTTGCCTCTGGACGCCACGTAGGTGACATCGATCGATGCTCCGGCCGTCGGGATGTTACCTGCGATGCCATCGCCGAAGCGAATGGTCGAGGGCTCATCGTTGAAGCCGACCTCGAACTGGTCCGTCTGCCCGTACTCCAGCAAGTCCACGACGTCCCACGTGGCCCCATCGACATCCACTTCAACGGTGCCCTGGACGACGAACTTGTCCGACGGAACCCGCCGTAGCTCAAACACCTGAGCGGGCGTTCCGTCCGAGACAAAACTCTCGGTGATCGTCTCCCCTTCGTAGGCCGGAACGTACTTCCCAGCCGACGCGACCCCTTGCTCCGATGGCGTGAAGATGACTTCCTCAGCCGCCTCGAAGATGAGACCGTCCGGGCCATCGAACTGGAACCTCGCCGGAAGCGGGACGTTGAAGGCGAAGACCTCGGTCACCTTGACGAGGATGTCCACCGATGAGGCGACTGCACCGCCCATCTTGTAGCCGAGTTGCCGACTGGTCCGAGCCACGCTCTTGCGGGTGCGCGCGGTCGAGAGATACTGGTCCGTGGCCCGTCGATCCACGTAGAAGCTGAGCGTATCGAGACCATAGGCCGTCAGATCGAGCAGCATGATGCCGAGGCTGGAGATTGCGAAGTCGTTGAAGTCGGCCGCGTACTTCACCTGCAACCTGGCCAACAGGTCATCGTAGTGGGTGTCGAAATCGAGCCCAGCGTACCGAGCGCGGTTCAAAGATCCGAGTGCGAGTTCTGCCATGACTGCCCTCTCATGGGAGCGGGAGCGGCACGGAGGCCGTTCCCGTCTTCCCTGTCGCCAGGACGATGTAGGCGATCGTCAGGATGATCTCCGAGGCCCGCTGCTCGATCAAGATGTCCACGAGCTGAACCCTCGGCTCGAAACGCGCGATGACACCTTGGATCTCTGCGCGAAGGAGATTGCTCAGCACCGCATCGTTGTTCTCGAAGACGAATGAGAGGGCGTTTGTCCCGAATTCCGGGCGCATGATGCGCTCCCCGTTCATCGTGAGAATGAGCTGGAGGAGCGAGTCCCGAATCAACTCGTCATCCGTTGCCACCGCAGGGAAGGAGGTTCCACTCTTCTGAAATGGGTACTTGATCCCCGTATATACAATCGGCGCTGCCATCTCAAAACACCGTGCATGTGTTGGTTATGTAAAGCGGGCCTGTGGGCGACGGCGTGGTGTCCTGCCCTGTGATGGTCACCGTCACCGCGTGCTTCGTCACCCGATCCATTGCGTCCGCCAGCCTCCGCGCCCCTTCCTCTGCCGTAGCGTCTTTCCTCTTCAACACGTCCACGATAGCAGAGTACATCTCCCGCACCGCCACGTCTGTAACCCCGGACGTGTTCTCGACGGAAAACTCTCCGGTCCCTCCGACGTTCGGGCAGGGAGGAGAAGCCGGAGGTACAACAGCGATCGGGAAGATCGTTCCTGTCCAGTAGGCGACGAAGGCGTCATCCACACGTTGCGCGAACTGCTGCGCTGTGCGACAGGTCTCCAAGAGCAGCGGGCGCTCGAACTTCCACTGGTCCAGGTTCGTTGGACTCTCCCCAGACACGTCTTCGGCGTCCAGTGCATAGCGATGATAGACCTGAGCCAGCCTTGTCTGGGCGTGGCGAATCGTGCTCACCCCGATCGGGTTCCGGAACCACCGCATGAACTCGGTGTAGAGTTTGTTCTTGTCCAGACTCATTTCATCCGCACCACCGTGGAGAGGAGCTGAGGAGTCGGAGGAGGTGTTGCCACTCCGGATGGGCCGAATGAAGTCGGGTGCGTGTGCGAGATGGCCCACTGAAGCCAGGCGTTGCCCTTGATACCAGGTTCCGTGGAAGGCGAGGTCTCGCTCCCTCCGAGATCGATAGCTGTGGACTCGATTCGAGCCCCAGTCGCGCTGAGCACCACCTTGTTCCCGTTCTTGTCGGCCACCTCGATCGTGCCCTGCGTCGCATTCGTCTTGATCGACTGCGCCGGGTTCGCGTTGTCGGTGATCTCGATCGAGCCATCCGACGTGAACTTGATCGAAGCGCTGCCTCCTCCTTGCGTGTTGCTACCCGCTGATGCGGTCTTCGCCCGGTCCGTCCTCGCCTCGTCACTGGAGTTGGGCTTGTTCCAGATGATCTCGACACGCTCGCTCCCGTCCTCGTCGCTGAACAGGAGTTTGTGCCCCCAGCGCGTGACGAAGCCGCGTTTGTCCGGGTAGTCCCCTGAGTATCCGAGGTCGGATGGCACATCGGACGAGTTGTCCCGATACCCGAACCAGCCCCCGAGGTAGCACTCGGGGCGGCTCGGTTGCCCTTGCGCGAACGACACGAACACCGGGTCCCCGACCTCCGGGGGCCAGAACATGCCCCGCCCTTTTCCCGCTCCCGGCATAGACGCCTTGATCCAGACGGCCATGGCCCGGTCCTGCATAGCGGGCACGTGGGCTTGAATCCTGCCTTGTCCTCGTGGGTCATCGTTCGCTGTGACGATCCCTCGGTAGAGCCCGGGGTACACCCGGTAGAACTCGATCCCGTAGCGAGTGATGTTGTCGAGGATCTGCTCGGCAGTGATAGGCATTCAGATGCCCTCCAGGCTGAAGGGATCAAACTCCTCCGCCTCGGCCGTGAAGCCCGGCTCCCCGGCCTCTCGGTCTGCCGTGTTCGGGGTCCCTGTCGGTTGGTTCCCCTCCGAGGGTGGGTCGATGTTCGAGTTGACCACGAGGTTCGTCGAGAACCCGCCAGCGCCGATCGAGTGGTTCACCTCGAAGACGTGGTAGACGCGGTTGTCGAAACGACGCCCGAGACCAGCGAGCAGCACGATGTCTCCAGGCAGGACCCCGGGGTCACCAATCGTCTCGATCTCACAACGGACGCTCATCGCTCCGCCGTCTTCCACGTCGTTCCCGGCTCGCGTCACAGCGTCCGGGTTGTCGGGAGCCCCGGGCAGGTGCATCGGCGTCTCAGGCAACTCGTCCGTTCCCGGGAGAGTTTGCGCCCCCTCCCCTGAGTCAACGGGGGCTGCCTGACTCTCCACCGTCACCGTCGTGGACTCGGCGCTCACATCGTCCGCGTTCACGTCGTTCAACTCTGCGCCATGGCCGAGAATGTCCTGGTAGTCGAGAGCGCCCCAGATCGCCTCCGTGTTGCATGAGAACGACAAGATCGGAAGCTCGGCCAGCGCGTCCCCCTCTTGGAACTCAGGAGAGGTGATCTCACCTTGGAGCCGGCCTCCAGGAAGGTGGTAGAGTCGGTACCTTCGTGTTGGAGGCCCCGTGAAGTTTTCTCCTCGACGAGGCAACCACCGAAGTCGGGCCGGACCCCCCGCCTCCGACGGTCCAACGATGTTCATGACGCACAGCGTAGCATCGGCCAGCTCCCACAGAGCGAGCCAGTCCGTGCGACCTCCCTGCGCGTACCCTTCCGCTGACTGGTCCAATCGTTGGTACGCCTCCGATTGCTGCCCCGCCGCATCCACGGCTGACCAGTCCATCTCCAGCGTTCGACGTCCTCCGCCCGATCCTGCGGCCAGCCTTTCGATGATGTCCCGGCGCTTGTCCCCTGCTTGACCAGTGACTCGACCCCCTTGTAGTTGCACGCCGCTCCCAAGACCTGTCCCCTTCAGGGTGATCTGCACATCCATGTCGATCGACACTTCAGGAGCTTGCAGCGAGGCCACGAAGGGTGGAGAGAGGAGCGGCCCCGAGTCCGTCCCACTCGCATATCCTAGCTGGACCTCGATCCTGTTCTGCATTCGAGGGTTGGCGAGTGGGGAGTCCAGGAACTTCATTCCGTCCTCGAATGTCGGGCTCATCTGGACGGAGATCTGCGGGAGCCCAGACAGGTTCAACCGGACCTGGACCTCTTGAACGAACGCCAGCGCCCGAAGGTGCTCGGTTCCAGGAACAGACGGTCGGACCTTCTCCTCGCCGCCGACGTTGGTCCACAGCGGAAAAGCACTCCCATCGGGGAGGGTGATACGGGCTGCCACGAACGGCGCTGAGAAGTCATAGACCGGCACGTTACCGCCTCTGTACCGATGCCTTCTTGAAGAGGACTTGCAGGACGTAGCGTGGCGACGGGATGCGGATGTCGTCGCCCACGTTCAGGTCCGTTGGGATCTCCTCCATGTCGTTCGCGACTGCGATGACCCACCACAGACGCGCGTCCTGGTAATACCGATAGGCGAGGAGGTCGAGGCGGTCAGGCCCCTCGACCCTATGAATGAGGTCATCCCGCTGAGCCGGAATCTCCGGGATGTCGAGCACGTCCCAGAACTCCACCCCATCCACTTTCACGACCTTGCCGAACCGGAGTCGGCTGCCCTTCTGCACCTGAACCGCCACGGGCTATCTCCTTCCTGCCCCGCCAGGCACGCCAGGTTGTCCCCCAACCCCTACGCGGCGCTCTCTGACTCCGGTGCGAGCCTGCTCAAGAAGACGCCTTCGCTCCTCCAACCCTCCCGCACCGGGGGCTGTGCCGAGACCGATAATAGCCGCATGGAGCGCGTCCATCTTCGCGGAGAACAACTCGCGATAGCCCCTTCCTTCGCCGCCAGGTCCGCCGCTGTACCAGTCCGGGTTGTGAATCGCCTGGAGGACAGGAGCCCCCTCTAGCTGCGCCATCCGGCGTCGCATGGCCTCCTCGTCCGCCGGCCTGGCGAGAGTTTCCGCTGCCTCGCTCCTAGCCTCGGCCAACGCTGCCTGCGCCTGCGTAATGGTCCGAAGACGCCCGATGATCCCCTCAACAGCAGTCTCGGTGCCAAGAAGCGTCATCGTCGCTTGGTCGAGGACCGATGCGAAGAGGTCCGTCATGATCTCCGAGATACCCTCGGCCATGTCGGTGAACTGCGCGACCATGGAGTCCGAGAACTCGTCCATGTTCTCGACGACCGATGCGAACCCCTCCGAGAAGCCCGTGATGATGGCCTGGACAGTTGCGTCGTGGAGGATGGTCTCGATCGCCTCCGAGATCCCGGTCGCAGCGGAGACCATGACCTCTTGGGTCGCCGCCATGTCCTCGCCGACGATGGTGTGGACCGAGTGCCCGAACAGACGGACGACCGTCGCCATGATGCCATCGAGCGCCGTCGTGGCCCCAGTCGATAGCTCGTTGAAGGACGGAAGCGCGTTCCGAACGGTCTCGCTGATCCGCTGGAAGATTGTCCCGAAGAACCCGATGATCCCTTCCCACGCCGCGCGAAGCTGAGCCGGAACACCGACGAGAGTCTCACCGACGGTGCTGACGATCTCCGTGATCGTCTGCCAGACTGAAGACGCCTGCTCTTGGATGGACATCCAGCCGGACTCAATCGCCGAGAGGAACGGGTCGATGTACGTCTCGCGAAGATAGGTGATCGCAGTGCCGATGCTCTCGGAGATCGAGTTCCAGATGTTGACGATCGTCTCTCGGAGAGCCTCGAACCGGGCCTGCCATTGCGGAAGCACCTCGGCGATAGCCTGCGTCGTCTGAGGGAACCTCTGCCGGAACCACTGTATGAACCCGTCCCACAAGCCTCGG